GATGAAAGCCAGGATGCCGAAAGCTACAAACGTGCCTAGAAATGAATCCCAAAGCATTCCAAGCCACATCGCGCCAGTTCGTTTTACAAAATCTCCTCTTAGTTAAAGAGCGCCCAGAGGCGCTAGGTGAGGGTGTGGATAAGGCTGTGGATAACGGATTTACTCTTTATCCTTCACCTTGAGCAAATGTGCTTTTTGATAGACGATACGCGCTTCTACGCTCCGCTTTTGATTCGCCCGCAACCTCGCTTTCCTACACGTTGAGCACTCTTTGTAGCGCGTCCCGGTCAAGGGACGGTAAAGAAACTCGCCCAGGGGTTGCGGGTTAGCTTGCGGGCAACTCGGGTTAGTACATGTCCAGCGCTCGGCTACTTCGGGGTCTGCCATTGGCTAAAATTATGCACCTCCGCTACCAACGGACGTAATAACGTTGAAAGTAACGGTGGCAGTAGCTGTTTCGCCCTTACCGTCGCTTACCGTAAGAGTTAACTGATACTCGCCCGTTGCTAGAAACTTCGCCGTCGTATCTTTAACTGCGTCATCACTAAACTCGACGTTTGCAGCAGTCCCGCTGGTTACGGTCCACTTGAAGGCTAGGGTGTCACCGTCGGGATCGGCGGCGGTGGCCGCCAGATTTTCTTCTGTGCCGACGGTTGTCGACCGTCCTTTTTCGCCAGTAATGGTAACAGTCGGTTTTTGGTTCTGGCTAGGCTCACCCGTATTTAGTGTGACCGTAGCGGTTTCGTCATCGGTGCCGTCGGCGTTAGAAGCGGTCAACGTGTAGGTCGTAGTAGCTGCTGGGTAGACCGTAGTGCTAGTGCCCGCCACAGCGCCAACGCCCTTGTCTATGCTAAGCGAAGTCGTGCCGGTAACAGACCACGTAAGCGTGACAGGCTGCCCTGCTGCTGTAATCGTCGGAGGGTCTGCGATGAAACTTGTAATCTGTGGGGCGTCACCTCCTACGGGCGGGTTGGGGTCTTCGGGTGGGTCCGGCACAGGCGGGTTAGGGTTTCCTGGGGGCGTGGGTTGTCCGGGCGGCGTTGGTTCTGCGGGTGCCGAGACCAGCACTGTGACGGCATCGTTAACAACCTGCCCTTGCGCGTTCGTTACCGAATAGGTCACCAAATACTCGCCCGCATTCCTAAACGTGAAAGTCAGGCGAGGGCCATTAGTCTGTATCTCGCGGTCGTTGATGTACCAAGAGCTGTCCGAAACGGTGCCCGAAACGGTGGCAGTAAAAATGACTTGTAGAGGCGCGACGCCTTCACTCGCGCTCGGGCTGACGCTTACCGAAATGTCCGTATCTTCAGGTGGGGTCGGCGCAGGTGGCGTGCCGGGTGTAGAGGGCGGGTTAGTCGAGGGGTCGTCTGATTCGGAGGGTGAGCTGCTAGACGTCGAGTCGCACGCAGCTAACCCTCCGAAGATGAACGTAAACGCCAAACCGAGCATTATGGCTTGTTTCATGCTGCCTCCTAAAAACTAAGCGCGGTATGGGCCGCCACGCCATACTACTTTGCCGATAATCTCAAAATCATCGTTGTTCTGGGCTATCAGCGGCGGGTGGGTCGCTCGAGAGGGTGTGTGAATAAGGCTGTGGATAACCATGAATTATTGACCGTGCATGATTGTCACAAGGCCTTGGCCTTCAGTAAGCTCATTAAAATTGACAAAATAGGGCGCACCATTAAGGTTATAATCTCGACTATAAACACCGCTGTTATCAGACCGCCATGCGCTTGTAGGTACAGGGATAACCGGCACCTCGCTTTCATAATCGGCGTATAAATCCCAGCCTTGACGAAAAAGACTAAAGTTAGACTCAACTTGACCACAGGCTAATACCGCACTACCCGTTGCTCTGTCAGCGAGCGCCGTAGGACAAGCAACCTCAATTACGCCAAGATGCCCAAACATGGACTGCGTAAAAGCCTCTGCACTACCTGTTCCAGAGGGGGACGAATTGCTATCGGAGGTCTCTCCATTTATGGTTACTCGATAAACCAAATCAACCTCTTGGTCCGGTTCAAAGGGGTAATTAAGTGTCCAATGGACAGCTCTAACCTCGGTTGGTTCTGTAACGTCAAAGGTGCTACCGTCTTCGCTGTACTCCAATGTCACATTTTCATCTTGGACAGTGGAGCCGCTTACAAAAGTCGAAGATTCGGGGACAGGACCAACTACGCTCACGGATTCAGGGGGCAGTGTGGTCTCGCCTATATTCGTTGCTTTAACTTGATACTCAATAAGGTCGCCTGCTTCGGCAGTAGTTGACTCGGCAAGCGTGCCATCTGCCGCCACAATAAAGGCTCTAATGGAAACCTGAACAGGATTGTCTTGCGCCCAGCTCAGGGTAAACAAGATAAGAGATATTGCAGCTAAGAAAGTGCGGGCCGATTGCATTATGCCTCCTAAACTAGCTGTAGTTACCGTTTGTCTTTTTACCATTCTTGCGCCATGAGCTTCGCGTTTCCCAAAGGATACCGTAAATCTTGACGTTTCGAGCCCAGATCGGCGGGTAAGCGGGATTGAACGATGTGAGTACGTGCGTGCCGTCATTTAGAACATCTTTCAGAAGCTTGCATAGCATTCCGTCCTCATCGGTCCAGCACACAATAACTTCGTTAAAGTCAGATTGGTCTTGCAGCCGGATGATTAAAGTCGTGCCGTCCGGTATCTGCGGCCCCATGCTGTCGCCCATCGCGTCGAAAGCGACGTATTCGCCGCTCCATGTGTCTGGAATGTCTACATAGCCGATAACACGACCGTCCCGACCCCCCGGCCCCATACCCACAAAGTCGTATTTCGGAATGCTTCGCGTGCCATGACGCAAGTTCGGATTTTGAATTACAACCTGATCATCGAACACGCTAGGGTCAGGCGTATAGAGTCCTGTCTTTGTTGTCCATTCGCTACGTGTAACACCAAACGCTTTTCGTAACCCTTCACGAATGTCTATACCTGCGCTTGCCAGCGACCGTTCTCCTTTTTCCATCTTTTGAAGGTGGCTATAAGAGAGCTCAGTACCGTGCTTACTCAGTTCTGTTAAAAGCTCGGGGCGTGAAAAGCCTTTAGCGCGCCGCCACTCGGTGACAAGCTCCCCGAGCATCTTCGCGCGCTTTGTCTCGACGTCGGTTTCTACTTCGGACGGCATGTAGGCATACCCGATATATGGCGGGTCAAGGGTGGAAAATGTAGGGGCTCTAACCATTGGCTCATTACTGTAGCAAACTGTAGCAAAATAGTACAGAGCCTACCCTTGATATTAGACTTATTTAACACTTAGACTTAGCACCTAGTCTTATATTGACACAACACTGTGTCAGTGCTACGCTAGTACCATGCCATTAGAGATGCAAGACATGGACGTGTTGCGGAAAAACGCACTTGAGGTTATGGCGGCTAAAAGCATCTCGGGGCGGCAAATCATGCGTGAGACGGGAATAAGCCATGTCACTGTGGCAAAGTTCTTACACGGGAAGGGAGTTATGCGGGACGCCACGATCATTCAGCTCTGCCTTTTTCTGGGGGTTGACTGGTACAAATCCAACACTGATACAAAAGACGCACAGAAAACGACCGCTGCGGTAACAGCGGCCTAGAGGGGAATGAAGATGCAACCCAGCTCTAAACACAGCTTAGCAAAGACCTTTGAGGGTGTCGATATACGGACAACCCCAGAGGGGCAAATGGTCGCCGTAGACGTTTTGGTGGCCTTAGGGCTGAAAGACCCTAGAAACTCTTGGAGGCACCTGAAAAAGCAGTACCCGGAATTAGTGGAGGGTTCTTCTACTTATTCCTTCGGCAAAGGTAGACCACCCGAAACGCTTAGCGAAAAAGGCGTCTACAAACTGGCAATGGTCGCAGGTGGCCCCAAGGCGGCGCAGTTCCGAGAATGGGCGAGTGACCTTATACAGCGGGTGCGTCAAGCCGACCCCACCCTAACCGCCGACCTGATAGACCGGACACAAAAGCCTGCGGACCTGCGCTGGATTGCAGATCGGGCCAAAGCTCGAGAGTCGGCATTAGGGCTGAACCAAGCCATAGCAGCGGCGGGATGTAGCGAGCTGACCTTCCCGAAAGTGCATGACCTCAATAACGTCGCCGTGACGGGCCTCACGGCTAAGGAAATCCAGAGGTACCGAGGTGGTCGTACTACACGAGACCTCTACAGCCGTACCGAGCTGAGTCTAGTCGATACCGCGCAAACGCTCGAGGTGAGCGCCATCGGCAGACAGGACGCTAGGGGCGACGGCGCGGTTATTGACATTGCTCGTGAGGTTTCAAGCGACGTTGCGGCACTCCGTAAAAAGTGGTTAGGCCCGCGCCAGATACCTCACGGCGGCGTGCTTACCCAAGAAATATGACCCCCCACCCAAGAAGGGATACCCCATGTACAGATTTATCAAATCGTTTCTCCGCCCCCGCCGAAAACCCGCCTCACCAAAGTGGGACTCAGAGAGCATGTTCGGCACCACGGGATCGCTTAAAGAGATGGCTGTGCGGCTCGAGCCGGAGCTCAGGCCTCAGCGCCGCCGTCAAAGTCGGGCATGTCGAGAAACGCAGGGTTCTCATAGATTTCCATAGCCTTATCGAGATCATCCGACAGCTTTTTGATAAACGCAGCGTGATCATCGGGAGCACGCCCATAAAGGGCTCTGAGGGTGTGCAAGCTCTTAGAAATAGCAAACTTGCGCGCCTCGTTGTCACTAAAGTTGGCGCTGATGCAGAGACGGTACTCGAGCGTCATGTTATGCAGCACAAGCTTCTTGATTGCTTCTTGAAGGTTGTTGGTATCCATAATCCACTTTACCGTGGCGGCTGCCGATGAACGCAAAAGAACAAGCCGACTTCTTGACAGCTGCTAACCAAACGTTTGACCGTATCAATGCTGAATATGCCGAGCGGAAACGTCAGGGCAAGATGCCTCTGTCTCGAAACGAGCTGATCAAAGAACTCAAGACAAACGCCGAACTGCGCGCGGCGGTACGCGACGTGCTGGCCGAAGAGGTGATGCCGTGATCCCCTCACCCCGTCCCAAGCCCACCCCGCCCACCGACTACCGCCCCAAGCGTGGCGGCGCGCCCCGCACGTGGCATCCAACGGTCACAGTCGTCATAAAAATGACCGGAGCTGACGCAGCCTATTTCAAGGCGCGCATGGACGAGCAGTTGGCGGACGAGCGCCCTGGGGAGGAAAGCTGAAATGGATAAACAAAAGCTAAAAGAGGTTTTGGCAGATCACGTCAAATGGCTAAATAGCGATGGTGGGAGCCGCGCTGACCTGAGAGGCGCTGTCCTGAGTGACGCTGACCTGAGCCGCGCTGACCTGAGAGGCGCTGTCCTGAGTGACGCTGACCTGAGCCGCGCTGTCCTGAGCCGCGCTGACCTGAGAGGCGCTGACCTGAGTGACGCTGACCTGAGTGACGCTGACCTGAGAGGCGCTGACCTGAGTGGCGCTGTCCTGAGAGGCGCTGAAGGCTTGGCTTTTCAAATACCGCAAGAAGGTGAGCTTATCGTCTGGAAGGCCGTGCAAGGGGGTATCGCCAAGCTGCGTATACCGCCCGAGGCAAGACGCACAGGCTGCCTCATCAACCGCAAATGCCGCGCTGAGTGGGTTGAAACCTTAGCTGTCTACCTCACAGCAGACGTAGAGGCAACACGGGCTGTGGGCAGGCACAGCCATAGCACCATTTACGAGGTCGGCAAGCCCACACGACCTGACTCTTACGACGATGACATACGGGTTGACTGCACACACGGTATTCATTTTTGGCTGTCTCGAGAAGAGGCAGAAACATGGTAGGCACAATTTTGGTTTACCCCGAAAGTGGTTTGGCAGTTTTGGTGGATGATGCTGACGGCGATTGGCTCAGCCAATGAGCTGGACACATAGCATCTGCCTCGGCTGTTGGAATAAACGATACAGAGGTAGGCCGGTAAGAATACCTAATCCCGAAACTGAAAAATGTTGCTTTTGCGGCGCGTTGACGACTAGCGGCATTTATGTACGCGCCGATCCCCAAACACTTGATTGTGAGCACGAGGAGGACGTATGAGCCTTTCACCGCAAACGCAGCCAACGCACCTCTCGAGCCTGCATCACCTCGAGCAACTTGCTAGACAACGGGCCGAGCACTATTTGCACGTCGGAAACTACAGGCAGGCATTGAAAGTGGCGGATACCCTTTGCCAGGCAGAGCGGGCTGTAGCGTTCGGTTACGAACACACAGCGCGGTTCTTTCTCAACAGAGCTTCCGAGTTGACGCCGTGACCACCCTTGCCGAAACACCCAGCCTACCTACGCACGCCGATCTGCCGACCACACCGCTGCTGTTTCTGCGCCGCTTTTGCACCGCCCAAAAACTCGGGAGAGGCGTTTGCACTTTCGAGGACACGGAGGTCATCGCTAAAGCTTTCGTCAAACTGGCTATCACCTTTGAGAACGGTCGGACGCTTACCGGCGGGCTGGTCTTTTTCGCTGGGCTGGGCGTGCACTTTAACGGGAAGTCGCTTATCGACCTGCCTATCGAGCGAGCGCGCCTGAATGACCACCACGGCGCAGCGGGTTTTTCTTGCGATGAAAAGGCAGCAGTGGCGATCTTGCAAGGAAAAAGTAGGTGGGTGGCGTGATTACAAAACTGTTGGACCTCAAGCATTTTCTTCTGGTAGTGAGCCCATGACGCTGATTGACTATACAGGTAGGCGTTACGGTCGGCTTGTCGTTATATCAAGGGCACCTAAACGAGACAGGCACACTAAGTGGCTATGCCGCTGTGATTGCGGTGCTGAAAAAGAAATTAATATGGATGCTCTGCGAGCAGGTTCGACGATTAGTTGTGGCTGCTATAACAAAGAAAAAAACAAGAGGCAGTTCACAACCCATGGGCAGATACGAACGAAGGAATATCGAGCATGGACGCATATCAAAGGGCGTTGCTTCAACCCTAATGACAAAGGCTGGGAGCTTTATGGCGGACGCGGTATCACAGTCTGTGACCGTTGGGTGGACGACTTCAGCGCCTTTTTTGAGCATATGGGTCCGGCTCCGGGTAAAGGCAGGGCCTGCTCTGTTGACCGAATAGATAACGATGGCCCATACAGTCCGGAAAATTGCCGATGGGCTACTGCCAAAGAACAAGCTATTAACAGGCGATCAAGCGTCCAGCTTGTTTGTGAAGGCATTAAGTACAACACATTTCGATCCTTAGCTGAAGCTAATCGGGTAAAGGAATATTCGTTGTACTACTACTACCGAAAATTGAAGTTACCGATTGAACAGGCTCTCGAGCGGGCGGTCAAACTGTGAAACTTTTTAGCTGCACAAATGGCGCTGCGGGTTATGGGTGCTGCGAGCGGGCTGCGGTGGCGGTGCTGCGGCGGGAACAGGGGAGGTTAGCAGCATGAACCGTAACGACTTTACGCACCCGACCATCGCTGAAATTGAGGCGGTGGTACGAACGGCAAAAGACAGTGAGCAGCGTCCTCCTGCGCGTAATACCTCAGCTAAGCGCCCCACCAAACCGAACTACAAAAAGCACACGGCGAGGGCTGCTGGCAGACGTGCGCGCGATGCTCGAAGGCGAAACAGGAGCGAGCTGTGAGAGTCATCATCCACCCCGACGGTCAGCTCTACCGCTGGCACGTCCATTACAAACGCTGGGGCTAAACCGGCCTTGCCAACAGCCGACACGGTGCGTGGGCGAGCGTCAAGACGCGGTATGCGCTGCTGCTCGAGGTGACGGGATGAGCGAACACAACATGAGAATGCACCTGGCAAACCAAGCGCTTAAAGAGCTAAGCCGCGAGATCGGCTCGAGCTGGGTGGGCGTGAGTGGACTCGGAGGGCTCGTGGGCAGCGTACCAACACTTCCGGTAGTAGAAAAAGCCGAGGCGCTTAGCAAGCTCTACGCTCGTGCGCGCCTTGCCTTTGCTGCTGGCGACTACCTAGAGGCTATTCGGATTGCAACGGAGGTTGGTGAGTGACCCGCACCCGCCGAGAACAAAACGACTATGCGGCCATCCGCAGATACCAAGCCCGCCTCGAGAGGCCCTGGCTCCTGACACAAGCCGATATTCGCGTCGAGCAGCCCGCACCTAAAGGCGATCCGATTGCAAGACTGAGGAGGTTCCGGTGAGCGAGGCGCAAAAGATTTTACTTTCTCTTGCCCGTGAGGATACAGAACTTCTCGGTTTTCTGCAGGAGCAGTATCCCGAGTGGCAGTTAAACCCACAAGCTGCTGCCGAGGCGCTGGCGGAGCTTAAAGACTTCGGGGCGGTGACGTGAGTCTGTACAAAGCCACCATCTTTCTGAAGCATGGCCTAGAGCCGATTGTGCTACCTGAGATTCCCGAAAGGCGGGCAAATTTTCTTTATAACATCAATCTGGGTGCGAAGACCAGGACACAGTTGAGTGTCAGTGAGACCGACCCGCGCGCATTCAATATCGACCAAGAGGCCATCGTCTACATCGTTATTGAGGTGCTGCCATAACCGCGCTAACCACCCTCGCCCTCTGGCTCCTGGCCCACGTGCTTGCTCTAGCGGTAGACGGCCTCGTTGACTACTTTGCCGCGAAACACAGGGAACGGGCCGAGCTGCCGGTCGAGTGGCGGGACGCGCTTAAGAGGACGTACACGAGGCGAAATGGCTGACCTTGTGACCCTCATAGGTGCGGGCTTTTTCGTCGCGCTGAGTGTTGTGGCGCTATTGGTGAGGATGGATAACGAAAGGATTTTGAGAGATGACAGTCTTTAAGCCTGCGGTTAAAGAAAACTTGAAACTCAGGATGGCCGTTTTCGGGCCGTCCGGGTCGGGTAAGACGATGAGCAGCCTCAAGATAGCCGCGGGTCTCGGCGGCAAGGTCGCCGTGATCGACACCGAGCGGGGTAGCGCGAGCAAGTACGCCGATCTGCACCCCTTTGATGTGGCTGAGCTGGAAGCTGACAAGAGCATTGACGCCTACGTCAAAACGCTCGAGGACGCGGGCAAAGCCGGGTACGAGGTCATCATTATCGACTCGCTCTCTCACGCTTGGCAAGAGCTTTTAGATGAGGTCGATAAGCTCACCAAAACGAAATACAAAGGCAACTCTTGGCAGGCGTGGAGTGACGGCACACCTAGGCAAAGGCGGTTAGTGGACGCCATTTTGCGCTACCCCGGTCACGTCATTGCGACCATGCGAAGTAAGACCGAGTGGACAACCGAAAAGGATGAGCGTAGCGGTAAAACAAAGCCCGTCCGGGTAGGTTTAGCGCCAGAGCAGGGTAAGGGCATCGAGTACGAATTCGACATGCTCATGGAGTTGTCGCCAGATAACTACGCAAGTTTCATCAAGGACCGTACCGGTAAGTTTCAAGGCCGGATACTCGAGCGCCCGGATGAGCAGGTAGGCAGGGACATTAAAGCGTGGCTCTCGTCAGCGCCCACAACGCCCACAGCACAGCCAACCCCGCGACCTGAGACAGCAGCAGAGCCGGTAGAGGCCGTGCGCGAGCCTGTGACCATCTCTGAGAAACGCGTTGATGGGCTTCGGGCAGAGCTGCAAAAGCTCGGTATCGACACGAGTAACGAAGCGCAGGTTATCGAGACGGCTTTCGGGCTGAGTGAGCTAGAGCGTTTTACCGACCTTACCGACGGCGAGGCGGTCATCCTCTGGCAGCGGCTTAAACGCAAAGCGGCAGAGGACGCTAAACCCGCGTGGCAGAAGTGGCAGGACGATAACGACGCCATAGCTTACGGCTCGCAGTCGGGCACCTTTTCGGGCGGTGGGCACCTCGTCATGTTGCTCTGGGATCAGACGAAAGATCGAGTAGGTAAAGAAAACGGCGGTGACCTGTCCGGCTTCTACGAAGAGTGGCAGCGGGTTATAGACGAGCGGATAGCCGAGGAGAGAAAAGCCGCGTAAAGAGTGCCCTCCAGGGAGTCCAAGCCCCGGAGGGCTTTGCAACACCAAAAACCCTTACCAGAGCATTAGGAGTTGCGCCTTGAGTGTAGACGATAATTTTTCAGAGGAAACGCTGAAAAGCGTAGATAATGCGTTGCAGACGGGAAAAATACGTGCTAGAATGCGGACAGCTAAAAGACCCCGCGTCATAGGTGCTATCAACACCTCGGCGGGGTCCGCAGCGATACCCGGTCTAGGGGAACTATCGCCGCTAACGAGCAATTATAGCGCGAGCCTTCTTCTAAATACAATTCAGGGTGTCCTCATGAGAGGGCAGGCATGACCGTAGCTAAGACGGTAGATGCAGAACTAGACCGCGATCTGCGGCTCGAGACGTTGGCTATTGAGGCCAATGAAGCGCACGAAGGCGCTGAAGCAATGGCCCAAAGCGCCTTGGAGTTTGCGCGGGTGGCGGGCGAAAGACTGATAGAGGCAAAGAGCCTTTACCAGCATGGTGGCTGGCTTTCTTGGCTAGAGGCAAATTTTAAGGGGAATCGCCTCAAGGCGTGGCGCTACATGCGGATCGCGGAGAAGTGGGACGAGATAGCAAATGTTTCACGCGTGAAACATTTGAGCGTTCGCAAAGCCTTGGAACTTCTCACCGAAACGCGAGAGCCTGAACAGGTTGACGAATCCAAACAGTTACCGGAAATAGAAGAGCCTGAAGACGAACTAGAAATCCTCCCTCCCCCTAGCGGACTTATAAAGCAGTTTGGCGACCCCAAGCTTTTACGGTCATGGGAAGCACACGAGCTGAGCACAGACTTAGCCGTTTTGATCGGTAAGGTTAAAACCGAGTGCGGGCCGCTGACCTACAGACTACTTTGGGAACAGCAGCACGCCGACACCAAAGTGAGACGGTCGGAACCACAGCTTAAGCATTTGCTAGAGCAAGCCACGAAAGGTCAGACCGATGAACAGACGGCGGTTTTGGTCGAGTGCGTTGAAAGCGGCGAGGCGAAAAGCGTCTTTGACGTGCATAAAATCCGGCAGTCGGAACGCAAACCTACAAACCCACTTGACGACCTCAACGACGAAGACCAGAGTTTAGCTCGAGACGCCGCAAGGGATATTACGAGCGGTCACGGCGGGGACGAAACGCTGCTGAAGGTTGCAGCCGACATTAGGCGCTTGGCTGAAGAACGTGACGACTGGACCGACCTTGAACTTGAGCAAAAGCGCGCGGTGCTGTATGAACTTTTCAGTAGGAAACAGGAAGCCAGCTATAAGTCGTCGAGACCAAAGTCAAAACCTAAGTACAAAAACAAAGCCGAGTTTTTTGAGACCACGGCCCGACTTCGCGCTACCGATGAGGACAAAGCCGAGTTTCAAGAGCTGTTTGGCGAGGCGCTGTGACCGCTTCTCTCAAAAAGTTCTATAACCTTTTGGCTAAGCATCCTTGTTTACGGTGTGGCAGCTACGGTGTGGAGGTCGCCCACATTCGCATCATGCCTTCGGTTAAGTCAACAGGCTTTCTACCACGACGCCAAGGCATAGCAGCTTTCGGAGCAATACCGCTGTGCGAAGCGTGCCACCGCACCGCCGCTGACTCTATTCACGCTGTAGGCGAACAGGCGTTTATAGAGGCGTTGGGTAAACCACAAGGTTGGGTTCATGGGTACGTAGCAAGGTCTATAGCGGAGACGTTGGCATGAGTCGGGTCGGTACGAAATGGGCCTGGAAAACATCGGTCAGCCCACCCTCTAGAAAACTGCTGTTGTTGTGCTTGTGCGAGATGGCAAACGATTCGGGTGAGTTAACGGCGAGTCAAGCGCGGCTCTCGAAAGCTACAGGCATCACCCGTAGCGTGTTGATTTTGCACCTGAACGCTCTTATAGACGACGGGCTTGTGATGCGACAAGCCCACTACCGTCAGAACGGGCGGCGTGCTGTCAACACTTACTACGTCGGCTTTAGCAAGATGTTCCGGTTTATCAAAGCTAAACAGCAAGAAGAGAAGGCTCTCGAGGGTTTAGAGGTAGAACATGCCATTTACTAAAGGCTCACCATGTCCGGTTTACGGACACGGCACCATGTCCGTTTTTTTAGACATGGACTATGTCCGGTTTACGGACCCCTTTATATATATACGGGTCGGGTTGCCTTCTAAAAAGCAAAAAGCGCCGGTAAGGAAGAGCAAGGTTTCGTCATGCTGAGGGCGTACCAGGTGGACGCGGTTGAGGACTTAAGGGAGTCGTGGCGTCAGAAGCACAAGCGCATCCTGCTTCAACTTCCTACCGGCGGGGGTAAGACGGTCATAGCTGCCGAGATCATCCGAGGTGCGGTCGCTAAGGGCAACCGGGTTTTGTTCGTGGCGCATCGTCGGGAGCTGATCCATCAGGCCGCTAACAAACTCAGGGACGCTGGGATACCGCACGGGAAGATTCTGGCGGGTGAGCGGGCAAGTGTCGAAGAGCCGGTACAGGTTGCGTCTATACAGACCCTACAGGCACGGGCTTTTCGGCGGGGCACTCTCGAGTTACCACCGGCTGAAGTTGTGATTATTGACGAGGCTCACCGGGCGCTGGCAAAAGGCTATACCACTCTCGCCGAGATGTACCCGAACGCTGCACTTTTAGGCTTAACGGCAACTCCGGTACGGGGTGACGGCAAAGGACTCGGACACCTGTTTAGTGACATGGTGTTAGGGCCAAGTATTCCATTTCTTACCGAGCAGGGTTTTCTCGTCCCGGTCAAATACTTTGCGCCATCTATGCCCGATCTGCACGGTGTCAAGCTGGTAGCGGGCGACTATAACCAGTTGCAGCTTGACGAGCGGATGGATAAACCCAAGCTGGTCGGCGACGTGGTAGCAAACTGGGCGGACATTTGTAGTGATAGAAAAACGGTCGTCTTCGCAACATCGGTAAAGCACTCAATCCACCTGGCAGAGCAGTTTCAGGCAATCGGTATAAATGCAGCTCACTTGGACGGCGAGACACCCCTGGATGAGCGTGAGGGGATGCTCGCCGACGTGAACAGTGGGCGTTTACAAGTCATCACAAATTGCATGGTGCTTTGTGAAGGTTGGGACCAGCCGGATATTTCATGCTGCGTCCTGGCGCGCCCTACGAAGTCGTTGGGGTTGTACTTGCAAATGGCTGGTCGAGTCCTGAGGCCCGCACCTGACAAAAGCGATACCTATCTGATAGACCATAGCGGCGCGGTCTATCAGCACGGTTTCCTTCACGAGCCTTTTGAATGGCTGCTAGATACCGAAGGCAAGGTGGGTGACCGGGAGGCTAAACGCAAGCAGAGCCAGCCGAGTCCGATCACGTGCGAGAAGTGCTACACGATTTATGAAAAGCAGCATATGTGCCCTAGCTGCGGCCACATGCCGGACAAGTTCGGGCGTGGTGTTCAGCAGGTAGAGGGGACGCTTGGTGAGGTCGGTACAGATCGCAGCCCAACCCGCAAGGAATACACGCCGGATGAGAAGCGCATCTGGTACGCCATGCTCAAGCACATTCAACTCGAGAAAGGCCGTCAGCCGGGTTGGACGGCGCACAGCTATAAAGACAAGTTCGGATCATGGCCTAAAGGCATGGATAACGTCGAGCCCATCTACCCGTCGATAGAGGCAGAGCGGTTCGTTAAACACAAGGCGATTCGATTTGCCAAGTCGCAACCGCGTCAGGCTGGCCCGCTGTTTAAGGACGCGGCATGATTGACGCCGTTAAAGACAAGGCTCGCGGCCACTGGGTTCACATTCTGACTCAGTTAGGGATAGACGCCAAGGTGCTCGGGATAAACAAGCCCTGCCCGATCTGCGGAGGAACAGACCGCTTTTCTTTCACGAATAAAGATGATTCCGGGAAGTATTTCTGCCGAGGGTGCGGTCCTGGCGACGGCTTGGATTTGCTCAAAAGTCTTAACGGCTGGGACTTAAAGAAAGCTGCTCAAGAGGTAGAGCGTGTCTTAGGTGTGCCCGAGCGGGTCAAGTTTGCCTCCCGCCCCGACCCGGCCCGCGCTTTGCGAGCGGTTTACAGCGGCTCACGTCCGGTACAAAAGGGCGACCCGGTAGAGACTTACTTGCAAGCAAGGGGCCTGTCCCTATTGCCCCCGGCGCTGCGCTTCCACCCCGGCTTGCACCTTCAGGGCCGCACCTACTGCACCATGCTCGCGCTCCTCTACGACGTGACCGGTAAGGCCGTGTCGATACACCGCACCTACCTCGAGGGCAACGCTAAAGCCCCGGTCGACAACCCGAAACGGATTATGCCCCCGATCACGACGATCACCGGCAGCGCTGCCCGCCTCTGGCCTGCTACTACCGAGGTCGTCTTAGCAGAGGGGATAGAAACCGCGATTGCCGCCTCGAGCCTGTTCGGACTCCCTGGCTGGGCGTGCATCTCAGCGCATGGCTTAGAAACAGTCGTTTTGCCCGACAGCATTAAAACCGTTGTGATTGCCGCCGACCACGACCTGAATTTCGTCGGGCAGCGGGCAAGTTACACCCTAGCCGCCAGCCTCAGCTCCGAAGGGAGAACCGTGAGTGTAAAAGTCGCCCCCCTACCTAATTCGGATTGGCTTAACGAATTGTTGCTAAGGCAAGGCCGGTATGCAGCATGACCGACAATTCCGCACGCGATACCGCCGAGGCTGTTAGCGGGGCTGTGAGTGAGCAGGAGAGGCTGATATGAACTATGAGCTGGTGTTAGCTGACGCGCACACGTGGCTTGAGACGCTCGAGAGGAGTTCGCTATGAAGCGTACCGAAGTTATTGACACCGCCCGCGACTACATCACTAAGGACCGGGCCGCCACTCACGGCAATGCCGAAAACAGTTTTGCACTCATGGCGCAGATGTGGAGTGCCTACCTAGGCGTCAAGGTAGAGGCCCACGACGTGGCGGCATTAATGGTTATTTTCAAGATCGCTCGTTTCCGGTCAAACCCTACTTATGAAGATAACAGCATTGACGCCGTAGGCTACAGCGCCCTTATGGGGGAGCTGGCAACGGACGGTACATGACGGTTCTGACCCGCCGTTGCAAACTCAAGGCGTGCCGCAAACCCCTTAAACGTAAACGTTCGGCGAGCGGCAAACTCGAAAATTTGGGCACGTGGCAAGCGCGGCTTTACTGTGACAACGCCTGCGCTCACGCCGCCCGCAAGGTGGATGCAGATGGCAAGGTTCGTCACTGCGAGTGTGGGGCTTTGCTTGTCCGTAAAAGGAACTCGAGTGGCCGCCTTGAACCCCCCCGAGACTTCGGACGCCGGACGCGCTGCGTTGTATGTACCGAGAATGCCCACAGGGTTCGTATAGCGCCCTTAGCGCCGCCCCAAGCTAAACCAACCACGAAGACGACGCCCGCCGTCCCGCTTAAGCCCGTAGAAGCCACTACAGCGCCCGTGAGCGCCAAGTTACCCGACCCGCGCTCCCGTCAGCCGCTGACCGACAACCCGCGCAACGAGAGCAACATGCGGCGGCTGCCGAGCCTGTTGGAGGCTGAACGGGCGTCAGGTGTGGCGCGCGAGCCCGTGACGAAAGCGCAGCTCTGGCGCACCCTGCGGCGTGTGGGCAGGTCTCACCCGGAGTTTGCAGCGATGCTGAAGGGCCAAGAGGTTCGGGAACCGGTGGTGGGAGAAGTGGTGGTGTGACCGTTACCTGGGAGATGTATCTACAGATCGTCCGGCAAGGACTTATCGAGTTTTACCGAAAGGGGAAACATGGCAACCGAACCTGAAAGCGCGGGGCTACCTGAAACCATATACCTGCTTGACATGGGCGACGAGTGGGCGTGGTGCGACATGCCTGACCCCGACCATGAGGACCGCTCCGCTATCAAATATGTTCGGGCCGAGCACCTCGAAGCGCTCATCGCCAAGAGCGAGAGCGCGCGAGCCACTGCACTAGAGGAGGCAATAGCGGCTTGCCAGCGAGTGGCAGTCAAGCTAGATGCTCATTATGAAGAGTTTGGGTTTGGAGTATCCAACGGCCATATTGAGGCAAGTGGAGCGCTTATGTGCAGGGCAGCTCTTGAGGACTTAGCCGAGCCCCACCCGGAGCCCAGCGATGAGTGATCAGGCCGATCACGTCGGTGGCTACGACCTTTGCCCCCGGTGCGAGTACACGTGGGAGCGCTGCGCCTGCGGCTACTGTGACCAAGAGAAACCCGACAGCGACTACTGCAAGCTTTGCGGTAAGGACCGATATGACTTTAGCTACTTGGGGTGCAGCGCGTGTGACGCTAGGCACCCGAACTTTGGGGTGGTGCTGTGAGTAGGGACCACGGTAGCAGGGGGGAGGCAGAAATGAAAAACGAGAAGCTAGCGGAGGGTTTGCGAGAGCTCGAGCGTAGAGGATGGCCGGTAGAGGTTGGCAGTGAGGGCGCTGCCCTTATTAATTACTCTGACGGATTGTTGCAAGTTATTCACCTTGACCAACCTGGAGAGCTTCATGTTGTTGAAGAGGATGTGCTGGCGGGCTGGCTCGTTGCACAGCTCGTGGCGTGCGGGCTGAGGCGAGAGGTTTATCAACATTTCGGTTTTGGTTTGTGTCAGGTCATGATTATTGGCTCCACACAGGAGATTTACGTCAAATATCCGGGCGGCTGGCGTGACGATGAGCTAACTTCCCTCCTGCAAGCCTGTCTAGCCCTACCCCACGATCAGTTCACCACACCCGACACCTCAGACGACCCGCCTACAGGTGAGACTACGGCAGCCGGTGATAGCTACGGAGCGCCCGACGATCCCGCTGTCAAACCGGAGCCGGTAGGAGATAAGGAGGGCGAAAATGGGTGAAGGTCTCAAAAGAGCAGCAGCAGCGGCGATGCTGTCTAACGGCAAAGGATACTTCAGGCTTAAGCCAACAAGATACACGGTGCGGGTCATGGCCGTTGTTGAGGGCTGGGTAGTTTACCGGCACAAGGGCTCTGTGCCCGACTTAGAGACTGAGCGGACCTTCCTACGCGATTTTGAACCTTCCACGAAAGAAGGCTACGATTCGTGAGAAGCCCCGGCGAGGCGCTACTTGAGACGCGGGTTAAGACGCTCGTTTTGCCTATTCAACTCTTAAGTAAAAATGGTAGAGATAAATTGCATTTTCGGCAGCGTAACCACCTCCGTAAGTCCTATCAGGGCATCATTTTGCTCAAGTACCCTCGCAAGCATTCGACACCCGACTATAAGCAGCGAATGACCGTGATGCGGCTCATGGGTCCGCGCGAGAGAGATTTTGACGAACAAAACCTCATAGCCGGTTCAGCTATAGAGCTGATCGATTCGTTTGTGCATCTCGGCTGGCTAAAAGATGATTCACCGCCCTACCTAGAGCCTGTGTTTAAGCAAGGCTGGCACAAGATGATTGGTGGCCCAGCCGTGGTTGTGACGATTGAGGTGTTGCCGTGAGCATACCGACCATTTTTAAAGACCGCAGAGACCGTCCTGACCACCCACAGATCACCGACGGCTGCCCACCAAAGCCGTACAGCCCACGCGCCCGCATAGCTCTCGTCAGGGCCATCGTCGACATCCTGAGATTTAAGGGCGAGGAGAGAGCTGCGGATATTGTTTCTGAAGAGTTTGGGGAGGGAGGATTGTGAGTCAGTCAGACTTTAGCGAAGCCCTATCAAATCTGCTAAAAGTGACCCACGCTTTCTTGTTTTTTGAACAAAGCGTCAAGGGAGCAAGCACGGCAGTAACGATTTGGGATAGATCAATAACCGAGCTAGACCTACTTGGGGGCGGCAACGAAGCAAGGCGGAAGCACCTAAAACACCCTGGTGTGCAGTTCGCTCGTTACCTACCCGGCTATGGCCTCGTGCAGTTCAAACGGCTTGCTAACGGCGTGGTCGTCAAGGTCTAGCGGATTTAGATCAGCGCCCCGACTCTGGCGGGAGCAGGGCGCTGCGGCACTACGTTTAGTATAGCGGCACGGTTTGGAAGTAACTTTGACTCTTACCCGGAACGCTGAACTAAAACAAGAGCGTGACAAGTCGAGGCATTTTGCTAATGAGATAGTTGAGGCTCTAAGGGGCCGTCACCCTTACCAAATGGTTTACAACGCTGCCGACGAAAAGACAGTAGAGGAGGCTGACGATAAGCCAACCTCCGGCGCGACATTCCGCATCATGGGGGCGCACCGAGGCAGCATGTGGGGCATGTCAGGGTACGCTGCTTTGGTTGTCAGTACCTTTTGGGGCGTAGGTGAGCCGACTGTCTATAACCTCATTCTGGCAGAGCACGACTTTGAGAGGTTACGAGACAGGTTGATACTCAAAAGCCTAGCGTGCGGTCTCGAGCATTTTTACCTGACCCGCAAGGTAGAGCGTCCTCTCCGACAAAAGGCTTGCCCTATGTGCGAGCTGCTACATCACGAGTACGCACCGTTCGTCAGCCAACCTGGCGGATGGCGACGCAACTCCAGGCAAGTTACAGAGAACCAAGCGGATGTTGCTATGGAGTTGTATCGGGCGTGCAAGGTGACTGAGGTGAGCGATGTGTTCAGCGTGAATTGACAACCGCGCGCTGTACTTTTATAGTGGATTTATCCGACACTAATGTCTCAACTTACCTAACCGCGCCGATGGGGGCGCATTTTTTATGGTCTTGGGGGATAGATGGGAAAGCCTAGCAAGCTAACTGACGATAGGAGGGACGCTCTAGTCAAGTTGATAGAGGCAGGGAACAGGCTTGACCCCGCCTGCGATTCTGTCAGCATCACCTACCGAACGCACCGCAATTGGTATACGCGTGGGGAGCTAGAAGCTGAGCGGCTCGAGCAAAAGCCTAATGCTAAACCCAAAGTAACTGAAGGGGACTACGTTCAGTATTTTCACGCTATAAAAACAGCTCTGGCAACGGCTGAAATAGATAAGGTGAAAGTTGTCCACGATGCCGGAATGGGCGGCCAGACTGTGGAGACGCAGGTTGTCGAGAAGTTTGCCAAAACCGGTGAGCTTGTCGAAAAGAAAGTCACCACTACTTTAGCGCCTCCAAACTGGACGGCGGCGGCATGGTGGCTCGAGCGCCGGATGCCTTTGGAGTATGGCAAACGCGACACACTCAAAGTAGAGATGGAGGTGCAAGCGCAACTTGAGCAACTATTCACAGAGCTTAGGGGCGCGCTTAGCCCCTCCGCGCTTGCAGAAGTCGAAAGGTTTGTGGCAGAGCGCATTAACGAAAGCGGTGAGGGTAGAGAGCTTAACTGAGTTTCAGCAAATTCTACTCGACTTTATTCCTGCCGCTTATCCTGGTTTCGCCCGCCCCGAGCACCTAGCGCCGCTCCTCGAGCTACTTGAGCGCACCAAGACAGAGAGCATCCGGGCTGTCCTGAGTACCCCGCCACAGCACGGCAAAAGCAGATCGCTTTTAGCCGCCCTCGTGTGGCTGCTTTTAGCCGACCCTACTAAACGCCACGCTTACATCACTTACGCGCAACAGTTCGCCCGCGACCAAAGCTATATTGCCCGTGCTGCCGCCGAGCGCACCGGCTTAACGCTTGAGGCCGAGTCTCTGGACAGGTGGCGCACCTCTGAGGGTGGCGGCCTCATGTTTACGGGCGTTGGTGGTCCGCTCACAGGTTCGGCCGTGGACGGGCTCATGGTTGTGGACGACCCGGTAAAAAATAGACAAGAGGCTGAGAGCGCGCTATGGCGGGAGCGTACCTGGGAGTGGTTTACGTCTGGGGCCCTGACCCGCGTGCATCCGGGCGCGTCTGTAATCGTAGTGGCTACCCGTTGGCATCCGGAGGACTTATCGGGTCGTCTCATCAAGCAAGGTTGGGACAATATCAACCTACCCGCCATAAATGACGCTGACGAGGCGCTCTGGCCCGAGGCGAGGCCGCTTGAATGGCTGCTCGAGCAGAAAGCGCGGGTAGGTGAGTACGATTTCGCCGCGATGTATCAGGGTCAGCCACGTCCTCGCGGCGGCGCGGTATTTTCTGATGCTTACTACTACGACGCCCTGCCCGAGGGCGGCTACCGTGAGGCGTGGGGCGTTGACTGGGCGTACACGAGTAAAAGTTACGCTGACTACTCCGTGGCTGTTCAAGGCCGTGCTTACGGTGACAAACTTTATATCACCGACGTTATCAGGGTACAGGCTGAAGTCCCGGCGTTTCTGGCGCTGCTCAAGTCAAAGGGTGTCAGCCGCGTCACCTCTTACATGTCCGGCACCGAAAAGGCCATCGAGCAGTTTCTAGCCCGCGAAGGCGTCACAGTCAACCGGCTTAATGCGACGGGCGACAAGTTCACCCGCGCTCAACCCTTTGCGGCAGGCTGGAATACCGGGCGGGTGTTGCTACCTAAAGATAAACCGTGGCTCGAGCCTGTACTTGCTGAGGTGCTTGGCTTTACTGGCCTAGGTGATCCGCACGATGACATTGTGGACGCCGCAACTGGGCTGTGGGCTGAGCTGATGCTCGAGCCTGAACTTCAAGAGTCTGAACCCATGAGCTTCTCGTTTAGTAATTTTTAGGAGGTGCGCTTGAAACTTACCGACTACTTAACTAAGCGCACCACCGACGAGGTGCGCCTCCGAGCACTACATCTTTACTTCTTAGGCACGAAAGTCGGGATGTTTGGTGAGGATGCTGAACACTGGACCGGACCGCGCCTTGATACTGCCGATCCGGATTACACGAATAGTCTTGAGCGCATCAAGCAAAACTATCTTGTGCATAACCTGCTGGCGTCGGTACTGACAACCCATGTGAACGCTGTGGTAGGCCGTGAAATAGATTGGCAGCTCAAGCCTGAGAACACCGAAGCGTCACAAGCCCTAACCGATTGGTACTACCGGCTGCGCGTGCAAGAGACCTTACAGGACGCTTGCAGGACGCTTCTGTGGGCTACTCGTGAGGATGACGAGACAGCCTCGATACTACGCTTTAGTGTGCCCGCAAAGGCTCTCAACGAGCGCGGACAGACGCTAGTGAATGGGCTCGGGCCGGTCTTAGAAGACGCCGTGCGCCTCTACCATCCGAAGCCCGGTACGGCAGGCATGATACGTGACGACGACGGTGAGCAGATTGCGGGCTGGTACGCCTACAGCGTCTTGAACCCGGATACGAAGCAAGAGGAAGCGAGACTGGAGCTAGTCGCCCTCGACACGACCTTTTCCGCTCAGGAGTGGGAGCGCGAAGATGGCGTGCAGACGGCTACGGGTGAGACCGTCATACAGATTCGTGGCGGGCACGACCACAACACCATCATCTCCGAAGTCTCGTACCCGCTTGACGGCAACCTCACGATATTCGAGTGCTCACGTAGGCCGCTCATCACCGAGGACGTTATTAGCCAGCAGGACGGCCTAAATACGCAGTGGACGTACCTTAACCGCCATTCATCGGCGAGTGCATTCTTAGAGCGCGTCATTCTCAACGGGATGCCGCCTGGTGCGTGGGTCGATGCCGCTTCACACCCGGATACTGAAGGACTACGAGAGCGCACGACGAAAGAGGGCGTTAAGCAGGTTTACGTTCGCGCGCCCTACGTCACTGGAGCTGGGCAGACGGGTTACATCGGCGGCATTCCGTTACCGGACGGCACCTATACAAACCCGAGCATTCAGTTTCGTGAACTGAGCAGCACCGAGCCTCTGCTGGCAAACATTAAAGCTCATCGTGAGGCTATCCTCGAGCTGACGAATCAGCAGCACCGCCTTATCCTGGGCGACGCCACGAGTAGCGGTGTGAGTCGCAAGCAAGCGGTACAGGACTTCGTAGCGAGCTTGACACCCACCGAGACGCAGGTAAAGCTCGCGGTAGCGTGGCTTCTCAAGACGGCCCTGATGCTGGCGGCTCATCTTGACGGCAGTAACGCCGCCTACGCCGCTACCGAGGTCGACGCGAAGGTAACGCTATGGGCTGCTGACCCGACACCTGACGAGCAGCAGATGAGCATAGAGCTTCATGAAGCTGGTCTGCTTACTCAAGAGGAAGCCATGAGGCGAGTCGGGATACAAGACACTGCGGCTGCGCTTGTGCTTGTGCAGGCTGAGGCCGAGGCGAAGTTTAAGAGACAGCAGAAGCTATTTGCACTCAGGCAACCGCAAGAGATCGTTGAGGTGGTGGCGACTTAATGGACTCAAACGAAGTGAAAGCCATTGTAGAGGCGAACATCAGGCCTATGGTAGACGCGCTTTGCCTAGCTCATTGGCGTATTGGAATTAACTACACAAAAACGGGCAGGGACAACTGGATTGCGATGTGTGACCGCTCAGGCGGCGACTATTTCGTGGCCTCTATAATTATTGACCCTGAGATGCACGACGATGAACGCGAAGTGCTAAAAAGCTTACGCCATGAGTTGCTACACCTGCATCTGACGCCATTTGACCTCTACCGAGACGCGATGACACAGCACATCGTTAACGACACGCCTGAAGCGGGGCAAGAGAACCGCTTGTGGGCTTTCGCCTGTGAGCAGACCCTAGTCAACGTCGAGCGTCTGCTCGTCAACCTGCCAAGAGAAAGCCTAAAACTTGTGAGCGACCTGAAGCCCGTGAAAAAGAAGGTGACGACACCGTGAGCGATGAAGGTTTTGCAAATCGTTTTCAGATTAGCGTAGGCCATGACGAGGGTGAACCGGATGAAAGTTTTGCCGCCGTCGTGCGCGATGACGAAAAGTATCTGGACCTCGTGGTCGTTGACCTGTTGATAGACCTAAAGGCTATTTCTCCTGAAGCTTATGACGCGCTGATGGTTTTAGCGCAAGAGTTTACTGAGGGGTGGGAGGACGCCTAAGTATGAAGTAAAACCTAGCTTTACCTAGCCGCCCTAACCAGGCGGCTTTTTTCGTGTTGTATCGCATCCGTTCTGTGAACGGTGTAAGTCGACTTAACCCTAAACCCTAATCCCTGTGGGATGAGCACGGCGTCTGTGACGCAAGGAGATGACATGCCTATATCAATTGAAGAAGCCCTTGAACAGCTCGGTACCCTTAAAGGCAAAGTAGGCCCGCTCGAGGCTGAAGTGAACACCCTACGCGGTCATAAAGAGCGGCTCGAGACCGACTTATCCAAAGCTAAGACGCGCGCTGGTGAAGCCGAGACCGAACGTGACGACCTCAGGACAAAAGTCCCGGCGAATGAGAGCGTGACGCTCACTAAGGCCGACGCTGAACGGTGGCAGGCTTATACCGCGCTAGGCAAGGTAGACGAGGTTAAGGCTGCTTTGGAGCGGGTTAGCACCCTTGAGACGGAGAAAGCTCAGGCGGACCGTGAGACGAACATACGCAAAGCCAAGTACGACCCCAAGAAACTAGGGCGGCTTATTGGTAGCAACGCGCTCAAGGTCGAGGGTGAGGGCGACAATCTTAAAGTCAGCATCACCGTTGACGACAAAGATATAGCGCTTGACGAGTGGGCAGAGGCGGAGGGTATCAGCGACCTCGTGAATGTAGCGAGGCTCGACCCGAATACCCGCCCTGCTGCAATGCCGCAAGCAGGTAAGCGCCCACCGGCTCCGGTCAAGACAGAAGAGCAACGCAAAGAGGAACTTCGTAGAGAGGTTTCAATCTAAGGAGAATTATGCCAGATGTAGTTTTAAGCCCTACCGCCTCGGTAGATGCGCGTACGACAATGTACGCGCAGCAGATTACGGGGCTCATTCTCGCTGAGGACGTGGAGGCTGGAATGGCTCTGCGTATCGGTACAGGATGGAAGCTTTACAGATCGGGTGCGACGGGCCGTTTCGACGGCATTGCGCCTAAGAAGATGCGCGCAGGTCAACCATGCACAGCGTTCGGTGAGCACTGCCGGTTTCATGTGACCGACGCTGAATTAGACCCAACGAAGTCTTACTACGCGAGTGCTACACCGGGCCTTTTCGCTGATACCGGCACGGGTCAGCCTATTGCGCGGGCCGTGAGCCGTCATGACCTTGAGATCATCCGCGTCGGGACGGTGGGCTAATGGCGCAGACAGGAACCTATGATCTTAATGATCTGCTCGGGATTGACGATCAGCCTGCCGAGATCTTTGGTTACGACCGTTTAGCGCAGGTCATCACTACCGAACTAAATGCGGTCAACGCGGTTGTGAATGAAGCCACCGCCTTGTTTGCGGTTGACACAATTGAACGCGAAGAGGGTGCGCCTACAGGCGGCGTTGGCCGCATGGTACGAATCGATCCCGACTATGCACGGTCACGCACTCAGCAGACGCCTAGGGCAGCTGCTAAGCGCGGCTTCCCGCTCGAGGCACTTGAGCACGCCGTAGGTTGGACAGCCATGTATCTTCGTATGGCGACACCTGCGGATGTTGCGCGGACTACTCTGGACGCCCGTGGCGCTTACATAGGTGCTTTGCGCGAAGGCATTATGAAGGCGTTTTTCAAGCCGACTAACTTCACCTTTTACGATTACGTCACACCCGACAAGATGCCTGTAGACGTTAAGGCGATGGCTAATGGTGATGGTGAGGTGCCGCCGACGACGAGCACCGGCAAACGCTTTTCGGGCTCACATAATCACTACTTGGCTGCTGCGGCCCTAAGTATTACTGAAGCTACCGAAGTGGTCCGTACTGTCACGGAGCACTACGAAGGTAACCGTGTCGTCGTCTACATCAGCACCGATGACGAGGCGGCGTGGAAGTCCCTGCCGGGATTCGCGCCGTATCTGCCGGGTAACATTATTCCGTTACAAACCGGGCCTATCGGTGTTGGCTCGCTTGACATTTCACAAACGGATGACCGTCCTATCGGTGTGCTGCCCAATGGCGCAGTTGTCCATACGAAGCCCTGGATACCGTTTAAGTACGCGATTGCTATCAACCTGAACGCGCCTAGGCCACTGAAGAGGCGACTTCATAGGATGGCTGGCTTACGCGGGTTGTTCCTAGCTAACGAGAACGTAGCCGCGCCTTTGCAAGCATCGGCGTTTCAATCCTACTTCGGTTTCGGCGCTTCGGAGCGCTACGCCGCCGCGATTCTTTACACGGGTGGTAGCGTCTACACTGCGCCTACTTTCCGCGAGTATGACGATGATGAGGGCAGTCTATGAGTCAAGTTGTTTTTATGGTTAACGGTGAACTTGTGGATCCTAACGGCAACCCCGTCGGTGAACCCTCCGGCCCCTTCGCCTCCCTCGCCGAGCCCGTGCAGAAGTCGCTTAAAGACGCGGGCATTACTAACCCGGCAGAGGCCAAAGCACTCGGGCTAGAGGGTCTTATGAAGCTGCCGGAGATCGGCAAGGTCACTGCGACCGACATCCTGGCGCTCTAGGGAGGGCTAAATGCCATTGCCACCGGATTTCCCTGATTACAGTGACGAGGGTATTGCCCTCGAGGTCATCCGAGAGTACGTCACAAAGGGTGGGGATGATGCGCTTACCCGTCGGCTGTATGAAACGCAGTGCGCCGACGGTGTAGGTAAGTGGTATTACCGTCCCTACTTTGCAGCTATGCGGGCGCTTAAAGCTAATCCGCGCTGGCTCGAGTCCGGGGAAGGCGCAAAGTTCCGCGACCTTGACCATGCCCTGGCTGCTCTGGCCGAAGATCAGGCGTCACAAGATGCCACGCTCGGGCTTATTGTGCCGCCTAACCTTGCGTTGCCGTCCCTGGGCAGGCAAACTCGGGCTTTTAGCGGCTCAGTCCCGACGGTGGTTATTTTTTAAGGAGGTGGTCTTTATCTTCAACCCTTCGCCCGTAGAAAGGAACTGCTGACGTGACCGCCTTCTCAGGTTCATTCACCGAGATCATTTTGCGCTATAAAGTCACAGGTGGCGTTGCTACCGAAGACGAGTTTGGCAACGTCGTTCAGGGGAACACCGACGCCACCGTTAAGGCTTACCTAAAGTCGCCTAAGACTCAGCGGCAGGCACTTGTCGGCGCTGACGTGGTGCTCGTGGCCTATGAGGGCCGCCTGACCGAACCGAGCGTGCCGCCCACGAATCTCGTCACGGGCACGGTCGTCTCATTTGAAATGGACGGGCGTACACAGACCGGCGCGCTCGTGGTGCTGGCACCGTCGCCTATACCCGGGTTGGACGAAGAGTTGGGCAGGCGAATTAATATCGCCGCGAGGGGGTAGGAATGGCTAAAAATTTCAAGATCACGATGGCCGCCCCTCGCAAAGCTCTGCTACAGAAAATGGAGCGGGCTTTCCAGGAAGTTAACGAAATTGACCTCGAGGAAGCCTTTAATTTCGAGATAGCAAGTCCCGTGTGGAACTGGCCTGGTGAAACGGTACGCTCAAAGGGGGTCGTGGCTGGCTCGCCTAGGAATATCATCGACAGCGGCGATCTGCTGGACAGCTACGACCGGCAGCGCACTGATAAGACGCAGTACCTTCACGCTTGGCGCGTTCCTTACGCCGCTGCAAACCACGATGGTGCTGCCCTACGCTCAGGAGCGGTCATCATTCCGAGGCCTTGGACAGATCGCCCGGTAGAGGCTTTACCGGGAATGTTCGCCCGCCGTTTCCGCGCGCTACCATGACCACGCTCCCCATAACCCCCGACGCTGCCCTTGCACGTCAGGTCAAGGCTACCCTCGAGCCTTTTCTGGGTAGCTATACGAAGGACGGTGTGGTGCTGCGTAAGGCGTGGCTGGCTGTTCACGCCTCATCTGCACTCGTCTCCGAAGGTCTGGACCCGGCGATTGTCCCACAAGGTCTCGAGGCAGTCTTCGCCACGTATCCGAGCCCCATCTTTCAGGCTTCGTACGAGATGACCGACCGGGGTATGAAGGGCGCGGTGTATCACGAAGTTGTCCTCAAAAATTGGGGAACTGGTTCAACTACGCAAGCTTATGAGGCTCTACTAACTGAGTTTGCTTTGATGACAACCCGGTTGGGAAAGCCCCCTCGTTTCGTGCCTGCATTTGGCGAAGTGGTAGAAACGTTAACTTGCTGGATACCTTTAATTCGTTAAACCCTGAAGCCGACTACTCTAAAGCTTGGCGCTTTAGCCCACCTTTGGAGCTTTAATCTATGCCCCCCATTACCGGCATTAACGGACGT